AATGAAAGAGTGGAAATTGGAAAATTAATATTAAGATTATTAGAAAAAATTTAGGAGGATGTAAAAATGTCAGAAATAGTATTAAAAATAGAAGGTATTGAAACACTTAACAGTAAATTGGATGGGATAACTGCAGCACTTTTATCATTAATGGAGCATGGTGCAAATATTAATAGCATACAACAACCGCAGGAGTTAGTACAAGCTACTACACCGCAAGCACCGATACAACAAACTACAACACCTAATCCTGTTCCGGTTAAGATGCCTGAGTATATCACTCCTGCAACAAATCAATTTATAGGACAACAACCACCTGTACAAGCTCCGCAATCTGTACCAACTACTGCACCACAACCACCTGTACAAGCTCCGCAACCGGTAGCACCTACTGAACCAACTCAACAAGTACCACAAGCACCTGTACAAACGCAAATACCGACTTACACTCAACAGGATTTGGCGCTTGCAGCAACGCAACTTATGGATAGTGGCAAACAACAAGATGTGCTTAACTTGATAGCAAGTTTTGGAGTACAGGCTCTTACTCAGTTACCTCAAGAACAGTTTGGAAATTTTGCAACAGCTTTGAGAACATTGGGGGCGAAGATATGATAAATCATAGTGAAAGAGCGCATGCGGTCTTATCTGCATCGGGTGCAGAAAAGTGGCTTAATTGTCCACCTTCTGCAAGGCTTGAAGAAAGTTATCCTGATACATCTTCTCCTTATGCTAAGGAAGGTACTTTGGCGCATGAGATAGCGGAGTTTAAAGCAAGAAATTATTTTATTGAAACTCTACCTAAAAGGACTTTTACATCTAAATTAAATAAATTTAAGAAAGATGAGTTGTACCAAAATGAAATGGATGAGTATACTGAAAACTATCTTGAATATGTAAAAGAAGTTGCAATGAGATACCCGTCAAAACCATATATAGCATTGGAAAAGAAGATTGATTTTTCTAAATATGTGCCAGATGGATATGGTACTTGTGACTGCATAATGATACACGGTAATGATATGCACATCATTGATTTTAAGTATGGGAAAGGTGTGCCGGTAAGTGCAGAAAACAACTCACAATTAATGTTGTATGCCCTTGGTGCATTAGAAGCATATTGTATGCTTTACCAAATAGAGACAGTGCATTTGTCAATATTCCAACCAAGAATTGATAATATAAGTTGCTTTGAGATAAGTGCAGCTAATCTTTTATCTTGGGCTGTGGGAGAAGTAGAACCTAAGGCAAAACTTGCTTATGATGGAATAGGAGATTTTAAAGCAGGGGGGCATTGCAGGTTCTGTAAGGCTCAAGCACAGTGTAGGGCAAAGGCTGAAAGTATAATAAGTGTGTTTCCTGTCAAGGATGAACCTGCACTATTAACGGATGACGAAATAGGATTTATATTGGCTAAGGCCAAAGAACTTGTCTCTTGGAGTAATGCTGTTGAGGAGTATGCCTTAAATGCAATACTGTCAGGTAAAGAGATACTGGGGTGGAAAGCAGTGGAAGGCAGAAGTGTAAGAGTATTTTCTGATGCTGATAAAGCCTTTGAAAAAATAGTCGAATCAGGAACACCTGAAGAAATGTTATATGAGAGAAAGCCTCTTTCTCTATCACAAATAGAAAAGCTACTTGGTAAAAAAGAATTTGAAAGTATAGTAAGTAGCTTTGTCATAAAACCTCAAGGCAAGCCTACACTTGCACCAAGTGATGATAAAAGACCGGTCTTTAATAAGGCTGATGTATTTGAAAATATAATTGATAAAGGAGAAAATTAAAATGTCAGTAAATTTAACTCAAACAGAAGTAGTAACAGGTGAAGTAAGACTATCATATTGTAATGTATTTACAGCAAGGGCACCGCTAAGTGGAGGAGATCCTAAATTCTCAGCTACAATACTAATACCTAAGTCAGATACAGCGACGCTACAGCGAATACAATCAGCGATAGAAGCTGCAACGCAAAACGGAATATCTAAGAAGTGGAATGGACAAAGACCTCCAGTAATACCTAATCCACTACATGACGGAGATGGAGTAAGACCGTCAGACGGTGCAGAATTTGGACCTGAATGTAAGGGTCACTGGGTAATAACTGCCTCAGCTAATCAAGATAGACCGCCACAGGTAGTAGATGCGCAAAGAAACCCAATAATAAATCAAGCTATGGTTTATAGCGGAGTGTATGCGCATGTTTATATAAACTTCTATCCGTATTTTGCTGCAGGTAAAAAGGGTATAGGCTGTGGGCTCAATGCTATACAAAAAACAAGAGATGGAGAGGCTCTTGGAGGAGTTGCAAAAGATGCCAATGATGTATTTGGAGTGGTTGCTCAAGTGCAACAAACAGACATACCTGGACAAATGCCATTACAAGCTCCTTATCCTGGACAGCAAGGACAGTATCAAGCACCACAGGCTCCTTATCCTACTTCTCAAGCAACAATGCCACATGGTATGCCAACTCAAATTGATCCTATCACAGGGCAACCGATAGTTCCTAATATGGGGTATTAACATGGAACATTTATCTATAGATTTAGAAACTTTTTCTGATATAGACATAACTAAAGCAGGATTGTACAGATATGTACAGTCCCCTGCTTTTGAAATACTGCTATTTGCATACAGTATAGATTTTGGACCTGTAAAGGTTATATCTCTTGCAGAGGGTGAACAAATCTCATCAGAAATAATACAAGCTTTAACTGATGATAATATTATTAAACATGCATATAATGCTCCTTTTGAAATAGCCGCACTGAATAGATGTGGTTTTTTTACACCAACATATCAATGGAGATGCACAATGGTACACGGTCTTTACTGTGGTTTTCCTGCAGGTCTTGCCAAAATAGGTAATGCCATGGGAATTAAAGAAGACAAGAAAAAATTATCTACTGGAAGCGCATTGATAAAGCTTTTTTGTACTCCAACAAAACCTACGAATAAAAATAATCACAGGACAAGAACATATTATTATCATGAGATAGAAAAATGGAAAAGATTCAAAGAATATAATGCTCAAGATGTAGTATCTGAAATGGAGATACTAAAAAAATTAAGTGCCTTTCCAATGCCTGATGAAGAACAAAGTGCTTGGTTATTAGATAGAGTTATTAATGGCACAGGTGTACTTATTGATACTGAAATGATGTCTAAATCCATTGAAATAGGTCTAACGCATCAAGAGGCGCTTATGGAAGAGGCAAAGGCTCTTACAGGGTTAGATAATCCCGGAAGTGTTGCACAGCTTAAGGGGTGGCTTACAGATGAAACAGGTGAGGAGATAACAAGTCTTTCAAAAGAAAATGTTGAAATCTTAAAATCTACTGTTTCTAATGAAAATGTATCAAGACTCTTAGAATTAAGAACTGAAATGGGAAAAACTTCATTGAAAAAATATGAAGCTATGCAAAATTGTATATGTGAAGATAATAGAGTTCGTGGCTTATTTCAATTTTACGGTACACATACAGGAAGATTTGCAGGAAGATTGGTACAAGTACAAAACCTACCAAGAAATTATATAGATACGCTTGATTTTGCAAGAGGCTTAGTAAAACAAAATAGTATCAACGGTCTTAGAATCATGTATGAGAGTATTTCTGATACTTTATCACAGTTAATTAGAACGGCTTTTATACCTGATGAAAACCATAAATTTATAATAGCTGACTTCTCTGCGATAGAGGCAAGGGTAATAGCTTGGCTTGCTGATGAAAAGTGGGTTATGGATGTATTTGCATCTCACGGAAAAATATATGAGGCTACAGCGTCTCAAATGTTTGGGGTACCTATTGAAACTATCGTTAAAGGTCATGAGAATTATCACTATAGGGCGCAAGGGAAAGTCGCTCAATTATCTTGCGGATATCAAGGCTCTGTAGGTGCTATTTCAAGAATGGATGCAAAAAACGAAATACCTGATGATTTAAAAGCTACTCTTGTTAAAAGATGGAGAGCCGCCAATCCAAGAATTGTTGATTTATGGTATTTATATGAGAATGCTGCACTTACAGCAGTAAAAGGTCAAGCAGTTTATTTACCGCATGGTGTAATATTTGCAAGAGAAGTATCAAATGATTTGGACTTTTTAACTATTACATTGCCAAGCGGAAGAAAATTATTTTATGACAGACCGCATTTAGTTATAAATAATTTTGGAAAAGAAGCAGTAGCTTATATGGGCGTTGCTGACACTCAAAAAAGTAACTCCTGGTCAAGAATAGATATGTATGGCGGTAGATGGGTGGAAAATGTGGTTCAAGCAATAGCAAGAGACTGCTTGATTATATCTATGAAGAGATTATTTCAAGATAAATTTAAAATAGTAATGCATATACATGATGAGGTTGTGATTGAAGAACCTATAAATGGCAGACATTTAGAAGATGTAACTAATATAATGGGGATGCCTATAAATTGGGCTCCCGGACTTTTATTAAAAGCCGATGGATTTGAAAGTGAGTACTATAAGAAAGATTAAAGGGGTGGATATAATTTGCAATATGACAAGAAAATAAATATTTCAGTTGGAAATAGTAGAAAGTCAATAAATTGGACTAATACTGAAATGATGTGGTCAGACTTTATATCTAAACTTCAAACACCTATAAAATCCACTGAAACATTAGCTGAGTATATGAGATATCCTAAGTCTAAGCAAGACGACCTAAAAGATGTAGGTGGCTTTGTAGGTGGCAGTTTATCAAATGGTAGGCGCAAATCTAATAATGTACTGTCGAGGTCTTTAATAACGTTGGACCTTGATAGTATACCATGTGATGCTACTGAGGAGATAATAAAAAGAGTAAGTGGCTTGGGCTGTAGCTATGCTATTTACAGTACAAGAAAGCACGAACCTATAAAGCCAAGGCTGAGAGTTATAATACCTACAAATAGAAATATGTCAGCTGATGAGTATGAACCAATAGCAAGAATGACAGCAAGTCTTATAGGTATGCAGTATGCCGACCCTACTACTTTTGAAGTGTCAAGGTTGATGTATTGGCCAAGTGCATCATCTGACAGTAACTATGTATGTAAATTTGCTGATATGCCTTTTATAGATGCTGATGGCATACTTAACAGATATGTAAATTGGAAAGATATATCTTCTTGGCCACAGGTTCCTGGAGTTACTACAGTAACTACTCACAGTTTAACAAAGCAAGGGGACCCTGAAGAGAAAAGCGGGATAGTTGGAGCTTTTTGTAGAACTTATGATATCTACAAGGCTATTAATGAACTTATACCCGGACAGTATGTAGAAGCTACAGACGGTAGATATACATTTAGTGGAGGCTCCACTACGGGAGGGGCCGTTATATATCAGGATGGAAAGTTTTTATACTCACACCATGCGACAGATCCTGCCGGTGGAAAATTATGTAACAGTTTTGACTTGGTAAGACTTCACTTATTTGGAGATATGGACTTAGATGCTAAGGCTGATACTCCAACAAATAAATTGCCATCTTGGCAAGAGATGATTAAGTATGTAAATAAGCTACCAGGCATTTCGGAGAAATTAGCTACAGAACGCTATGAGAAAGCCACAGAGGCGTTTTCTGATATTAAAAGCAATATTATTCAATTTCCTTATAAAAATGAAAATTCGCCTGTAATTTTAAGTCAGGCAGTGCCAAAAATTGAATCAGATAATTGGCTTAAACTTTTAAAGATATCAACAGCAACAGGACAGCCTATAAAGTCTTCTTACAATGTTTTAATTGCCTTAAATAATGACCCACTGCTAAAAGGTAGAATTAAGAAAAATACTTTTTCTGATAGTATTGAGGGCTTTGCACCACTTCCTTGGGGCAATAGGAAAAATGAAAATAAGGTATTTGCTTGGACTGATGAAGACTATGCAGGGCTTAGAGTTTATACGGAGATGATACTTGGATTTAGAACTAAAGAACTTATAAAAGATGCATTTGACGACTATATACAGCAAAATTCTTATGATCCTGTTAAAGATTATCTTCTTGGGCTACAATGGGACAGTGTACCACGATTGGACACAATGTTTATTGATTTTTTCGGTATGGATGATGATGAATATGCAAGGGCTGTATCAAGAAAGATTTTAGTTGGGGCAGTTGCAAGGGTGATGGAGCCTGGAGTAAAATTTGACTATATGCCGGTGATACAAGGTAGTCAAGGTATTGGGAAAACTACTTTTTGTGAAAGATTAGGTAAAAATTGGTTTACTAATAGTATTAAAGAGTTTAAGGATAAGACGGCATCAGAGCTTTTACAAGGTACATGGATAGTAGAGTTTGGAGAGTTGGAAGGCTTTTCTAAGACTGATATAAGAAGAATAAAAGGCTTTTTAACTCAAACAATGGACCACTATAGGGCTGCTTATGCATCAACTACAGAAAAGCATCCAAGAAAATGTGTTTTCTTTGGAACTACTAATGACTATACCTATCTTTTGGACCCTACAGGAAACCGCAGATTTTGGCCTGTAGATTGCAATAAAGATAAGATTAAACTAAAAGTATTAAAAGACCTTACAAGTGATTATACCGACCAATTATGGGCGGAGGCAGTGGCAAGATGGAAGATAGGAGAGCCTTTATACTTAGATGACAGGCTTGAAAAAATTGCAGATGAAAAAAGAGACTTACACAGAGAAGTTGATGCAATGCAAGGACAAATTGAGGAGTTTATATCTAATAAGATACCTGATAACTGGGATGATTGGGATATTAACAAAAGGCAGTCTTTTTGGAGCGGCTTTGGTAATGAAAATCTTACATTGGTTGATAGAGATAAGGTATGTGCAGCAGAGATATGGCGAGAGATGATAGGAGATAGACGACCTATGTCAAGACAGGATTCAATAAGAATTAATCATTGCCTTGAAAACATACCTGGTTGGGAAAGACTGAAAGAGGTGTCAAGATTTGGAAAAATTTATGGAAGACAAAGAGGCTTTAGAAAGAAAATCTAATTGAGAATGACCTAAAAATATATTGTTTGGTGAAAATGACTTAAAATGCTATCTAACCATTGAAAATAAAACGGTTATAGGTAAGTGTACACAAAGTTTTTTAC